CTCTGGTGGCGTAAGGAATCCTGTTCCGTCAGCGGTCAGTTCATCGCTGAGTCAACCGCTGGCGGATACACCACTCAAAAGGACTTGACCTATTGAGGCGTTGGCCTCGACGTCGCAGACTCCTACGCATGCACTCACTGGGCAGATGGTGAACCTGTCGGCTGAGGCGTTGGCTGCTGCTCGTGCGCCGTTGACGCAGAAGGTGTATGAGCGTCAGATGAATGCGGCTGAGTCGTATTCGCGCCTGATACGTACTGGGCTGTACATGTCGGGCAACGTGGATGCTGCTGAGGATGATCTTCTCAGGGTGACGTGGCAGGACATGGAGATTCGTTCGATGTCTCAGGCTGCGGATGCTCTGGGCAAGATTAAGCAGATGTTGGATGTGCCTGCTCGTGCTCTGTGGGATCGTATTCCTGGTGTTGAGCGTTCTGACGTTATGGAGTGGGAGCGTATGGCTGACGAGGAGGCGGAGCGTGACCCGTTGAATGGGATGCTGCGCCGTAACGATGCTTCGACTACCGAAGAGGTAAGCGGTGGCTAGGACTAGTGAGGGTCGTGAGCTCACCGAGAAGCACCGCAAGGGGCAGGCTGGGATTGTGAAGCGGATGCTGAAAGTGCTGCTTGGCATCTGGGATGAAGAAGCGGATTACAAGAATATTGATCAGTCGTCGTTGTCGTTTGCGCGCCGGGCTGCGCCGGAGGTGTTGAAGTTTCGGGCGGTGTCGCGGGAGTATTCCAAGGATTATTTGGTGAATTTCCGTGATCTTGAAGTGCCGGAGCCGGAGCGTAAGCCGATTGCTGATGTGGTGGATAACTACAGTCTCGAGGATGCGTTGCAGGAGTTGTGGACTGCTGCGCGAGCGTCGATGAAGCGAGTATCCAGTAAGGGCTACAACACTGAGGAAGGTTTAGAGGCCGGCCGTAACGCTGTTTCCGGTAAGGCTACGAAGATCGTGGCCGATGGTGGCCGTCGCGTGATTAAGGACGATGTTGAGCGCGGTAATGGGCCTGTTGGGTATGCGCGCGTAGTGGATGCTGACCCTTGTGCGTTCTGTGCCATGCTCGCGTCTCGTGGCGTGTCTTATACCGGGTATTTGGCGGATGGTGCTGGCCTGTACCGCACGGATTCCTTCAAGGATACTAATTCGCGGTTTGTGGGTAAGGGTGATTTTAAGGTGCATGATGGTTGTCAGTGCACGTTGGAGCCTGTCTACAAGGTTGGTGGGAAGATTCGTCTGCCTGGTCGTGGTGATGAGCTCGCGCGGGATTGGGCGCGCGTTGCTGCGGGGGAGAAAGACCCTATAAAGGCGTGGGAGCGTTGGTGGAATTCGGGCACGCTGCCTGAAACTTATGATGGGCCGATTCAAGAGGGGGAGAAGCGCCCTAAGCCTCCGCGTAAGAACGTGAAGCCTGTGACTCGTGCGGAACGATCTGGTGAACCGGTGAAGAAGTGGTCTGAGTTGACCGACGAGGATTTCTTGGGCTGGGCGAACGATTTGGAAGCACGTTTGGTGAATGTTGATGCCGAGCTTGCTGAGTTGCGTGCCCTGGGCAAGGGTGATGATGAAGTGGCTGTGATGGCGCTGGAAACGCAACGTAAGCGGTTCTTGTCGCAGATTGAAAAGTATCGTTCGCAGGCTATGAAGATGTGATGTGAGCCAGCCAGGGTGCTGGAAACAACCTTCTTGCCTCTGTGCGAAAGGAACACATAATAAATGTCTGATACTACTGCGAATGTTGATGCCGATTCTTCCCAGGAGGAGAACGGCGGCACTAATGACACTGAACAGGTAACCCCAAACGATCTCGCTGACAAGGCTGGTGCCAAGTCTGAGGATTCGGAGGATGAATTCGACGAGGAAGAGCCTGGTGATGATTCCTCTGACGAGGATGAAGGCCAGGACGATGCGGATGATTCAGTTTCTGACGATGAATCTGATGATGACGATGATTCTGGCGAGGAGTCCGATGATGTGAAGCATCTTCGGCGGCAAATGAAGCGCAAGAATACGGAGAACAAGAAACTCCGTGAGCGTGCTCGTACTGCGGAACGTAAGGCGATGCAGTACGAGGCTGTTGTGGAGACTGGTTTGCCGTTCGAGATGGCTAAGCGTCTACAGGGCGACACGTTGGAAGAGATGAAGGCAGATGCGAAGTCGTTGGCTGATTCGTTTGGCCCTCGTGGGTTTGTTCCTGGCGCGTTTCCTGATGATGGTGTTCGTCGTGGTGAGGTTCAGGCAGGTTCTGACAATGAAACTGATCTTGCCAAGATCGGTGAACGAATTTATAACCGATAAGGAGTGCCGTTATGGCTGAACATCTTCTTTTTACCCCTGAGCAGGTAGCAACTTCTACGCTTGCTGCGCTGCGTAACCGTTCCACCCTGGCGCGTATTGTGAACCAGGACTTCTCCCGTGAGTTTGTGCCTGGCCGTGGCGCGACCGTGACCGTGAAGAACCCAATTCACATCGACCCTGCGCGTGTCTACACCAAGGAAAACCGCGCGAACGAGGACGAGATTACCTACTCTCGCTTGGTCCAGCCGTACACCTCTATAAGCCTCGAAGATCAGGTGTATCAGGCGGTGAAGCTGCCGGATGATTTCGCAACCTTCACCCTGACTGACATGGAGCGTGAAGTCGTTGCTCCAATGGCTGAATCGGTTGCGGATGAACTCAACGCAACGGTTGCTCGCGCTTTTGATTCTGTTCCTGAGGGTTTGACTGCGATTGATAAGGCCCCTAAGGGCCAGTTGTCTAACTCTGCGGGTGAGGCAATCACCGCGGATAACCGCGGCACTGGTGCTGCTGGTATCGGTCTTGGCTTGCAGCCTTCCGCTGCGGGCTCCCCTGTGCGCAACGCTATGTTGCAGGCAGATGACCACTCCCAGGTTCTTCCTGCGATTCGTGCTGCTCGACAGTTGCTTGGCCTGCGTGGTGTCCCTGCGCAGAACCGTTACCTCGTTGTGGGCACTGGTTGGGCTGGCGCGCTGCTGTCCACCCCGAACCTGTTCAAGGTCAACGAGGCGGGCACCGATGGTCTGCTGCGTGACGCTACCCTTGGCCGTCTGTATGGCTTCACCATTATCGAGGACAACACGATTGACCCATACGCTGCTTACGCTCTGAACCGCGATGCAGTCACTTTGGTTACTCGTGTTCCTGCGGTTCCTCGTGGTGTGCCGTTCGCGTCTACTGCATCTGCCCAGGGCTTTACCCTGCGTTACCTGCATGACTACGACGTGAATCGTTTGCAGGACCGCGCGGTTGTTGACACGTTTGCTGGTGCTGAGGTGCTTGATGGTCAGCGCATCGTGAAGTTGACCGCTGAGCCTGGCATCGAGGAGCCAGCGGCACCTGTAACCGCTGAACCTGCGGTATAAGCGCAAGGCTTAGTAATGCACCCGTACCCACCCAGGGTGCGGGTGCTTTTCCATATCGAAAGGAGGTAGGGCATGGATCGAGTAAGGTTAATTGAGCTCGGGGACCTGGAAGCGTCATTGTCCTCTGATCATGGGCCGATTGATACCGGTCTTGCATTCTGGGCGATTGAGATTGTTTCCGCGACTGCCCTGAGTATTACGGGTCGTGATTGGCGCGATTCGTTGGATGTTCCCCCTGGCGCGATGGCTGTGATGGCGCTTGCTACTCGTCGCTTGTACACAAACCCTGACCGGTTTACCCGTGAGTCTGAGGGCGACTACTCGTATGGCCTCGATGCAACGGTTACCAAGGCCGATGTGTTCACCGCATCCGAGCAGGCCGAGCTTCGGAAATTCCGTAGGCGCGCGCGACCGAAAGGCATCGGGACTATTTCGACGTACCGCGAGGAACCAATGCGCGGTGGTGGTTACGTTCCTGACGGCAGTGAGTTTGGCTTCCCGTGGTATTCGGAAGGTGATTCCTGATGCTGCGCTCGACTGCGATGAAGGACAAGGTGACTGTGGTGCTGCGCGAGATGCGCGAGAACGACCGTGGCCGTAAGGAACCTGTCGAGGTAGGCATGGTGGATTGTTGGGGAAGGTTGCAGCAATCCACTACGGATGACATCACCGCGTATGCGAGCGCTGGCGAGACTGGTGTGCTGAATCTGAAACGGTTCTATACCCGTTCATTCCCCGGGGACGATCTCTCACTTGTGATTGATGGCGAAGGGATTGTGCACCAGGTCGTAGGCGAACCAAAACGGCATCGCGGATCTAGGCGCACTGCGCGTGACGTAGTTGCACTGAGGCAAACAAGCGTGAAACGAGGATTAAGGAATGGCTGAGATTTATAAAGGCGTGGGCAATATCGTTGCCCGCATGGCTAGCGATTCGACTGCATTGGACGAGGCCGCGGAAAAGATACGTGCGAGCGCTGCATCGAATGCGTCGGCGCGCCGGGATACCGGGGAGTACTCGGGTAACTTCAAGACTGGTAAACAGGCTGCACCTAAGGGTGTGACTGACCGGATTGTGTACAACGACCATCCGGCTGCTGCCCACGTTGAGTTTGGGCACTTTGCGCGAGGGAAGGATGGCCGGCCTGGTGATTGGGTGCCTGGTCAGTTCAATCTCACTCGTGCCGCTCGGGGTGGTGCGTGATGGTTCAGCCTAAGCATGAGCGTTTTTCGCCTGAGAAGGTGTTGCTCGATGGTTTGCGCGCTGCGTGCCCTGGTGAGGTGATCGAGTTGGGGCGTGATGCTTCTTATGATGGTTCGCCTGTGACTGTGGTGCAGGTGCCACCTGCGAGCGCGGTTGGTGGTGGGTGGAATCGTTGGCTGTTCAATGTGACTGTCGTGTTGTCTACGTCTGCTCCCACGGAGGATGAAGCGTTTCTAGTTCATGAACAGGTGGCGGATGCGCTGCTGTCGCTGACCAATGTGGATGATATTGCTGTTTCTAGTGTGAAGTGTGACAGCGAGCCTGCGCGCGTGTCTCCACATAATCCGAGTGGTGCGGAACTGGTCACCTCAACGTATAACTTATTCCTTAGGAGAGTGAACAATGGCTGAATACAATGACAATGCCGTCTTCATGCCGGGAACTGGCACCGTAATGGGCGGTGCGGATGGGGCTGAGCCTCCCACCCATGAAGAAATTAAGGCGTGGATCGCCGGTGGCATGACTGGCTCGATTGGTACTTATGTGCCGCTTGGCTACACCTCGCTTGATGAACTGCCTTCTCTTGAATCCGAGATTGAGGGTGGCGAGGTCAAGGGTGCGTGGGAGAACCGGGCACTGCGTACTACCCAGATCACCCAGGCTGATTCGTGGACTGTGACCCCAATCCAGTGGTCCGAGGAGACGTTGAAGCAGCGATTCGGCGATAACGGATCTATCGATGCTGCGACTGGTTACTTTTCTGTTCCAGCGGTGTACAAGTCCACTCGCTTGTCGTTGGTCGTGATCGTGGTCGATGGTGATGGTTACTTGGTGTTTCAGCATCCGCGTACTGAGACTAAGCCTGGTGATTCGATTGAGTTCGATACTGAGAACTTTGTGGGTGCGCCGATTGTGTACACCGTGACTCAGGCACCGGGGAAGAATCGCCAGAACATTACGCACTCTGGCCTGGACCCGGCGAACCAGGCTGGTGGTACTGAATCTGGCGGCGCTGCCTAAGTTGTAGTTTCGTCGCTGACTGACTGCCCAGTGTGGGGTGGCAATGACAATAAAAGTCGTTGTTGCCCCACACTTTTTGCATTTCAGGAGGATATTTTCATGGCAAACAAGAAAAACAACACGAAGGCTGCCACCCCAGATGTTGAGCCTGTCGAGGACCAGGAGCCCGCATTGGCTGAGGTTGCCAACGAGTTCGATGCTGCGGAAGAATCTTACGATCTTTCCACCATGCCTGCGTTGAAGGGAATGAACCATTTACTGCCGTCTGCTCGATTCGCTTTTAAGCGGAAGGTGTTGGATGTTGCCGCGATGCTGCCTGAGGATTGGCAGGACGGGGAGATCAATATCTCGGAAGAGGACCTTTTAAAGGATGGTTCCACCTTTCAGAAGCTTGAAGATTTGATTATCGCTGCGGAAGATATTGTGCTCGACCAGGCGGAGGACCGCGAGGCCATGACCAAGTGGTTGATTGCGCAGGAAGATGGAGAGTCAGCGGTAATGGCTGCTTTCGGTCGTGTTGCTGAGCGCATGGGAAACTAATTGCCCTGCATGAGCAAGTTGAGAAGTTCGGGAGTGCCCTTGTCCCGGACTTTCAGCAGTTCTACGGTTTGCGGCTATCCCAAGTTGTTTTGGAGTGGGAGCCGGTAGAAGTGCTGCTGCTCGTGCGGGGATTACCAAGCACTTCGCGCTACTTCGCGCGCGTTCAGGGCGAAGAGAACGGAGTCGGCTGGTCCGAGAAAGACTTCATGCTGCTCGATGTGCGTAATGCCATAGAAGCCCTGCGTGTCATGAAAGTTAATTCCGGACGGAAGAAGGGGGCCAAGGGCGAGAAATTCCGCGAGTGGGAGAACTACCCAGGGTTTGAAGCTGCGAAGCGTCGCAGACAGAAAAGGAAGCTGGCCTCGTGGCGGAAGATGGCAACGAGTCAAGCAATGAAAACCTAGTAGGAGGTAGTGGGTATGGCTGATATGGGGCGCACGATTGGTGCCGTCAACATTAAAGTGATGCCCAACTCCAAGGGTTTCAGCAAGTCGTTAAAGGCTGAACTTCGTGGTCTTGAAGAGAAGATCAAGTTCAACGTCAAGATTGATTTTGACCCCGGCCAGGTGGCGCGCGCGGCGAAGTCTGCCGTTCAGTCTGCTCAGGCTGCGGTGGGCAATGTTGATGTTGACATGGGGGTGGATGCCTCCCAGTTGGCGCGCGAGGCGACTTCTGCGGCGAAGGCTGCTGAGAAGGCCACGGAATCTATTAAGACCGATATTGATGTTGATACCGGTGGGTTCATTCAGAAGGTGAAGCAGGCCGCGAATCGGGCGCAGGAACTAGTCGATGACATTCACGGCACCCTCAAGATTAATGCTGTCCGGTTCCTGTCTGCCGTGGCGGGCACTGTGGCTGCTGCTGGCAGGCCAACAATCAACGTTGCGTTGAAACTGAATACTAAGGGTTTCTACGCGTCTCTGGCTGCTGCGATGGCTGCTACGAAGGTGGCATCGAGGTTCTTCGGTTCGGAGATGCTTTCTAGCCTGCGCATGCTCCCCCAGATGATGGGTTCCATTGCGGTACTCGGAACGGCAATTGGTGGCCTTGCTGCCCCGTTGGCTGCGGTAGCTTCCGCTGCATGGCCTGCCGTGGTGGCCCTAGGTCAGTTGGGTGGCGCGTTGGTACCCTCGGCGATTGGTGCTGCTGCAATGGCCGTAGGCGTGCTCAAGAGCGCGTTCAACGGCATGGGCGATGCCATTAATGCTGAATCCGCTGAGGATTTTGCCGCGGCAATTGCAGAACTGCCACCCGCTGCCCAGACTGCTGCCACGTCGATTCGTGGACTAAAAGAAGAGTTCTCAGGCCTGGGCGAAGAAGTCCAGCAGAAGTTCTGGGCTAACTTCTCCAACATTGGTGACTTGTCTGCTCTCGTGCAACCTTTGCGAGATACCATGTCAGGGCTTGCAATGGACATGGGAAATGCCGCTGCTGGTGTAGTGGATTTCGTGTCTCAGGGTGTCGGTCTTTCTGCCATGAAAACCCTGTTTCATCACTCTGGTCAGGCTGCAAGCGACCTAACCTATGCGATTGCTGGTGCTGTGCCTGGGCTCGTTGCCGTTGGTGCTGCTGCTGGCCCCGTGCTTAGCGACCTGACGGAGCGGATTAATCACGCTGCGGATGCGTGGTCTGAGCGCATGGTGGCTGGTTTCCAGGATGGATCGCTACAGCAGTCTTTCCAAGACATGGTGACCAAGATTCAGAACATGGGCGAAGTCATGTCCAATGTTGGTGGCATCATTTCCGGTGTTTGGACAGCCATGACCGCATCGGGGCAGTCGTATCTGGGCACTATGTCTGGGGCTATCGAGCAGATGAACCAGTGGGTGAACTCCGCTGAGGGCATGTCCGTTTTGCAGGGCATGTTTGATGCTATGGCTGCTGCTATGGCTGCACTCATGCCGATTCTTGGCCAGCTTGGGCAGATTATTGCGGTGACCCTGATTCCTGCCGTTTCGGAGTTCATTACGGCTATTGGCCCTGGCCTGTCGGTGGCGGTTGATGGGCTTGCTCAGGGCCTGGCGGCTATTGCGCCTGCTCTTGCCCCGTTGGGTGCCGCGTTCGGTGAAATACTGGCTGCTGCTGCGCCACTCCTACCGGTGCTCGGGCAGATGGTGGGTGCCATCGGTGGTGCGCTCGCGCCGGTGATTTCTGCGCTCGCACCAATTGTCAGCATCATTGCTCAGGCGTTTTCCGCGCTCGCGCCGGTCGTTTCAACGATTGCAGGTGTGCTGGGAGTCGTGCTTACGGCTGCGTTGCAGGCTGTGACCCCGATTTTCAGCATGCTTGGCCAGGTCGTGGCCATGCTCGCGCCCTACATCGAGCAACTAGCGGTGGCCATAGGCGGCGCTCTTCTTCAAGGTATCCAGATGCTTGCGCCGTTCATCCCGCAACTTGCGGAAGCATTCATGCAAATCTTGCAGGCTGTTCTCCCGCTGCTCCCCGTGCTCCTGCAAGTCGCGGGCACGTTGATGGGTGCGCTCATGCCAGTTATCGCGGCACTGCTGCCAGTGATCGTGCAGATCGTCCAGGTAGTGGCCCAGGTCGTTACGGCGCTGGCCCCGTTGATCGGCATGGTTCTACAGGTTGCTGCTTCCGTGATTAGTGCTCTGATGCCTGTGCTGACTTCCCTGATTCCTGTGATTTCTGCGGTGATTCAGGTTGTTTCTTCCATTGTTTCTGCCCTGGCTCCGGTGATTGCCATCGTGATCCAGGTGGCCGGAGCGTTCTTGCAATTGCTCGCTTCCATCGCTGGTTTCGTTGGTAGTGCTCTGGGCATGATCGTGTCGTTCGTGGCTGGTGTCATTTCCGGGTTCGTGTCGATGGTGTCCACAGTGATTGCCGCTGTGGCTGGGTGGGTGTCCTCGGTGCTTGGGTTCATCTCGAACCTGGTATCGAGCGCGACAAGTTTCGTATCGAATATGTGGAACCGTGTTGTATCCGCGTTCTCGTCTGGTGTATCCAACGCAGTCAGCTCGGTAGGGCAACTTCCAAGCAGGGTGCTTAGTGTTCTGGGAAACGTGGGCTCGCTTCTCGTTGGTTCCGGTAAGGCCTTGATTCAGGGCTTTATCAACGGCATTAAGTCCATGATCGGTTCTGTGGCGGATGCAGCGCGCGGTGTTGTTCAGGCTGCGCGTGACTTCTTCCCGTTCTCCCCGGCGAAGAAGGGCCCATTCTCGGGCAGGGGCTGGGTGCTGTATTCAGGCCGCTCGATTGGTACAACGTTTGCCCAAGGCATCGCCGATACCGCTGCGGATGCAGCCGCGGCATCTGGGGGAATGATGAAGAAGGTCCAACGGAATCTCGACGGCTACAAGTCAGGGGTTAACTCGTCGCTGCCCGGTACAAATGCCCCAGGCGGTGGCTCTGGTGTGGATGCTTCGGTGCACATTGGCACGTTGGTTGCTGCTGATCCAAATGCTCCAATCCGCGAGGTTGAGCGTAAGCAGCGTAGGGCACAGATTAAGGCAGGATTGTCATGAGAAAAATTGAATGGATTGACTGGCGAGGTAAGACCTGGGATCTAGGTAATGGCACTGAGGGTGTCATCCTCGACTTAGATCAGGAGGGTCTCTCGTGGCCTGAGATGGAGCATGTTCATGTTCGTGGTGGGCAGGTGCGTACTGCTACCCAGTTGAAGCGTGCTGAGCATGATTTGAAGGTCCAAGTGGGTGTTGGCTTGGAAGGCGAGGAGTACTACCAGTTGCGGGAGGAGTGGTGGTTTCAGGCAAATAGCCCGTGGAATGAGGGTGTTTTGCGGTTCACGCGCCCTGGTGGCGAGACTCGTTGGCGGAAGCTTCATCTACTCGATACGCCTGGCACGTCATACACCTATGACCCTGGGCTGGGAGGTGAGCCACCGATAGAACTGTGGAGCCTCACTGGTAACGGGCCGTGGTGGTTTGGCCCCGAACAGATTGCAACGTTCTCTCTGTCCGGTTCTGGGCAGTCTGGGAGTGTTCCGTTCTATGGCATGCAGGGACACGCCTATCCGTTCTACATCTCGTCCTCGAACACAGTCAGCGACTTGTACATGGAAAACCGTGGGCAAGGTCCGATGTGGCTGACATGGAAACTGGAAGGCCCTTTGGCTAATCCGGTGTTTGGTGTGGGTGACTCGTTGCTGTCGCTGCGTGGACAAATCCCCGAAGGTTTGGTGGTCACGGTGAACACGAATCCGGTCGAGCGCACGGTTACCGATGACTCGGGAATGTCGTTGTACAACGCTGTCTCTGGCCGTTGGGGTGCCGTTCCAATTGGGTCTCGTGTCCCGCTGGTCATGTCATCTGACGGTATGACCGATGCATCCAGCATGAGTGCTATTGGTGCCGCTACCTACGCTTCACCGTTCTAAGGAGAATCATTTTGGCAACACTGTATTTTGACCAGGGCGGGGCAACGGAAACACCCATCGAGGTTGAGGTGATTACCCATACCGGGGAGCGTTTGGGCTACCTGGGCAGGGTGGAAGAAATCAGCCTGACGTGGAACGTGCACGAGGCGGATGTAATTGAGCTCGTCGCGCCGTTAGATAGTCTGTCAGCGCGTTTGGCTGACCAGTCAGGTGCAACGCTGGTGCGCGCAAAGTACCGTGGCATGCAACTTATCGCGGTTCCTACCCACTCGGACATTAACGCTCTCGAAGGTGACCCTGCGCAGGGCATGATTACCGTGACCGCTCAGGGCGGATGGCAAATGCTTACCGGGATGATGCTGATCCCGTACTTTGCGGAATCGTGGGGCAGGGCAGGGTTCTCAACGCCTGGACGCTGGAACGACACGTACACCTGGTCCACAGTAGGCCCATTGTCCAATGCGATTAAGCAGGCCGTGAAAACACGCGCGGAAGAAACAGCGGCACCCATCCTGACGGCACCGCTGACCGGCGAGGGGCGAGACACAACAATCATGTGGGAATGGCAATCAGTAGCAGATGGAATCATGGAAGTACTTCCACGGACAGAACACTACGTGGACATTCGTAGTCTCATGACCGGCGATATGACCCCCGATGGCACCGTGGGTATCTCACAACCAACAGTGTGGGTAGACGTGAAACCGTACCGGCGCAGGGACATTGTGTGGTCTGTGGAAGGTGGTGACGTAATCGACTGGAATGTGTCACACAGCAGGGCGCAGGCTAACCGTGTGTACACCATTTTCAGGCCAGATGATCACCCGAACCATCGAGATGCGCCTGGCTGGTTTACCCATGTGTATCTGCACTACGGGACCGAGCCATCACGCTGGAACACGCGCGAGGAAGTATCTGAATGGCAGTATCCAGATGATCAACCGAGGAAGTGGTCGGACCTCTTATCGTCCGAGATTTTCGGGATGATGGAAAACAATGGCCTGCGGATTATGGCTGAGAAAGGCGCATCGTCGGAGATTGAAGCGTCGATTGATGCAACGTTTGGGTGGGTGTTTGGGCCACCTGAGGAGGAAGGCGCAAGGGTGTTCTCTCTAGGTGATCTCGTGCGCGTGGAACTTCCAGCAGGCGACTTTGAACTGACCGTGAAATCTGTGGAAGTGCGCCAAACCCCTAGCGAGTTCACGGTTACTCCAACTGTCGCTAAGCAGGACGCTAAGCCTCTCGACACGTTTGACTTGACTGCGGATCTACAAAAGCGCGTGATGCTACTAGAACGAGGAGCACGATAAATGGCATTTACAACTGTGGCCACGTCGAACACAACGATTGGCCCTTCACAGTTCGCTGACATTACCCAGGCGTTGGGGCCGCGGTTCCTGGTCGATAAGCCTGGGGATTTGCGCCCGTCGTATTCCAACGGAAGTGTGATTGTTCAGTCTGGTTCCGCGACTGTGGCGGGCACTCGCGTCAACGCGATTGGCTCAAACTCCGTGGCCGTAGCCTCTGGTGGCCTGTCCACTCGTCGGTACGCTGTCGTGCTGCGCGTGGATTGGTCTAAGGGAGTCAACGACTCTGCACAGCTGGTAGCGATTCAAGAACCTACATTCAACACCACGTCCGCACCTGACACGACGAAGATCAACCTGATTCCAGGCGTGCTCTACGATGCGGTGATTGCATATGTCGTGTTTGCCGGTGGCTACACCTCGCCTTCGCAATTCATTGACTATCGCCCGTGGGGCGGAGATGGTGGCCCCATCCGAGTTACCCAGCAGGCATTGAACTACCCACAATTCTTGGACATGCGCGCCGGTTCGATGATTACGGTTGATCGTGGTTCTTATACTCGTCGCCTGGATGATGACATGGTGTGGCGCGATGTGGGTACCGCGTCGAATCCGTGGAAGCAATGGCAACCGATTCTTCGCTACTACGGAGATAAGGGCTACGGTGGCAACAATCCTAATGATGGCACGGCGGTATTCCTGGGCACTGGTGGTTCGTACCGTGGCTATTACCGTGTGGTTGATGGCATGCTCGATGGCTTCATTTCGATTACTACGGCAACGGGTCGTAACTTCGGGCGTGGACAGATCACGGTGGATTTGCCGCTAGCGTGTGCAGACTGGATGCCAGATACATGGTCCACAGGCCATATCTATATCAACGCGGATCGACCGCTGGATTTCCCGATGGAGATTCTTATCAAGAGCGGTTGGATGCGCGGCACTTTGTTTGCGCCTGCTTCTGGTGATTACTCGAATACGTATCCTCACCGCATCTCCCAGGACGGCACTACCGGTACGGGTGTTCCGAAGTTAGCTTCAGGGTGGCACTCGACGGGTGATGTGTACACGATGCATCTGTCGTATCCGGTGGCTGACTAATGGGTTTGTCGTGGGTGCCGTACCGGTGGAAGCCCGTACTACGTGCAGGGCAAACGTTTCGTATCACGTTCGATGTAGAGCGTGGCGAGTCGTTGCAAGGCTTGGAGGCTGTGTTTCAGGTGCAGGCTGGGGAGTTGCGTGTGCCGTTCGCGCTCGGTGACGGTTCAGCGCAGTTGTGGCTTACCGATGGCCAGGTTGCAGCGGTGGTGGATCGGTCCCCGGCGCATATCAGCATTGATACTGGTGCTGGGTGGGAAACTTTGGCCGAGGGTTTTGTAACGAAAGTGGGGTAAATGGTCGTGGCGGTTGGTGATTTTCCTGGGGGAAGGCTAATTGCTGGTGATGTCATTCTCACTCCCGTTGCTGGCCCGGTGGGGCCAAAAGGTGAGCGCGGTGAGCGTGGCCCTGTTGGCCCTTCCAACAACTTTCCTGCTGTGTGGGTGGGGCCAGGTTCCCCACCTGATTACGTGGAAGGTTCCAAGGTTGGGGATACCTGGATTGATTCGATTACCGGAAACATTTTCGAGCTGAAATAGGAGCACGTTCTTATGGCATGGACACAAAGGGGAAGCCTGAAAGGCCCGAAGGGTGATACTGGTGCCCCGGGTGAGATTGGCCCCGAGGGGCCGCGTGGCCCCCAGGGAGCGGAGGGTCCCCGTGGCCCCGAAGGCCCTAGAGGATTGCAGGGTGAGCAAGGTGAGCAGGGCGAACCTGGTGTTGACGGCAAGGGCATTGAGATTGCAGGCCAGGTGGCGACTTACGCAAACCTGCCAACGAATCTGACTGCTGCTGACGCTGGTAAGGCGTACATCGTTGATGCTGACGGTGACCTCTACGTGTGGACTGGTACGTCCTTTCCACCATCGGGTAGTGGTGTGGACTTCGTGGGCCCGCAAGGCGCGCCAGGCCCCAAGGGTGACACCGGCGCTGTCGGTGACCGTGGACCACAAGGCCCAGAAGGCCCACAAGGTGAACGTGGCCTGCAAGGCGTGAAAGGTGACACTGGGCAACGAGGATCTAAGTGGTTCTTTGGCGATGGCGCGCCTGGCCAGATCACTGGTTCGCTTCCTGGCGATAACTACTTGGATAACGTGACCGGCGTTGTTTACCAGCTGGATTAAGAGGGGAACGCGATGGCATGGAGTCCGAAAGGTTCCCTCCGTGGGCCACAAGGTGAACGAGGTCCACAAGGGGAGCGAGGTATCCAGGGGATACAAGGCCCGCAAGGTGAGCAAGGGCCGGCTGGGGAGGCTGCACCCAAAATCTATGGGTCGCTGAGATGGTCAGGGCCAATGTACAACCCTGTGGCAACGGCGTTTACGCGTTTACGATCCAACCATGATGGCAGGTTATATGTGCATGCATCCCACGGTGGCGCTGCATCGAGCACGCTGCATAATCCTTGCCTGATCGCTCCCGTGACAGGCGTGTACGTACTGTCTGCGACTCAGACATGGGGCCGTGGAGCTTCCGAGAAGGGCATGGGGTTAGGTGCTTCCATGACCGATGGTGCCGCAGGTTTGGAACTGTGGGCGGATGTCAACAATTCGATGTTCGGTACCGTTACCGCGATTCGTTTTCTGTCTGCTGGCACAACGTTGTACCCGTGGGTGTGGCGAGGTGCCGCACTGGTGGATATGTCGCCTTCGGAGCGTGGTATGCACTCGGAGTATTCAATCTCGTTGCTGCATGAGCAGTAGCGTCGCACACCGGTATCGGATTCGCGCCGAGTGCGAACCTTACGGGAGCCTAGTAAAACGCTGGGCGTAGTCCGATAAGGAGAAACATGGCAAAGCATACGCTTTTCGTAGTCCCAGGCACTTGGGAAGTAGATCACGCAACCGGTGGCCCAACCAAGGAAGGCCTGCTCTACCCGTACACGCATCGACTGAATCCTGACCTGTTCGATGTGCGATTCGTGAACTACTCCGCCGCGTTCGGCCCAATCCCACCAAACCAGGGACTACAGACCCCTGACTATGCGGAATCCCGCGATGCAGGTATCGCCGAGCTCAAGAAGATGATCAACGAAACCCCTGGCACTTTTGGCCTGGTTGGTTTCTCCCAGGGTGGCGCAGTCGTTGATCTCGTGACTCGTGCCCTGGTCGAGGGCGATATGAAGCATCGCCTCAAGGATTGCCTGTGGGTGCATGCGTTCGCATCCCCACATCGCGCAAAGGGCAAGACGTTCCACCTCGATAACCCGAACCGGCTCAAGTACGAAGGCATCGCTGGTGATCCAGTGACCAACACCGACACCATTGACTACTTCGCCTATGGTCTGCCTGATGATGTGTTCACCAACTGCGACATTAAGAACACCTACGGTGTAGAGATCTACAATCGGGCTATCAAAGTCTCCACCCAGACCCCGAGCGAAGTAATCCAGTCGATTGCCACGATTCAGGGCATTCTGGCGCTTCTCGGTGCATCGTTCGGTTCCTCTGGCTCTTCGTCTGTTGGTTCCTCCGTTGAGCCAATTGCGAACCCAGACTTCCTCACGATGCTTCGCACTCTGACTGCGCTTTCTAACCATGTGACCAGTGAGGCTCACGGTCGATACAATGACCCAACTCAGGCGGTGTTCAACGGTCGTACCGCTGTTGAGCACTCCCTGAACCACCTCAACTACTGGGGTGCACGTATCTAGAACAGCATAAGAATAACCCACCTTGGCGCGATTGCCTTGGTGGGTATTTTTATGTGCTTTTACTCGACGGGCATGCCGCCAAGTTCAAAGAAAAACTTGGAACTATTCAGTAGTGGCTCTCCGATTGCAGCGGCACTCCCGTAAGCCTCAACTTTTGGGATGAACCCGATAAAGAGGGGGATAGCTGCGAGCGTTGCGAGTACCCCGCCGATGGAAATGAATAGATCATTGATACTGCTCATGTGGTGTGGTTCCTTTCTCGGTTAAACCTAATCGTTTCATCGCTACGGAAAAGTGTCCTGTTACGTCGCAGACCATGTAGGTCACACTTTCGGGGGAGTTGGATTGGTGGTGAACTTAAATCAATGCATTAGGAGTTATTGATGGGAAAATTGAATCTCAACGCTGGAAAATCCATTCTCGACGGCACACCAACTTCCCGTATCGGTGTGGGAGGAACAGACCTAGGATTCCTCTTCGAGGGTAATAAGGGCCAGTGGGTCGGTGGCCTGTTCGGTGACACATTCAACGGGTTTCCCAACGAGGGTGGGTGGCGCTCCCCGGTGATGATGCGCACATCTAACCGCGACTTCAATACTGCTGGAATCAAGTGGGATAACGCGGCACGAGGTGGCGGAAAACTACTTAACTACCCAATGGGTATCAAGAATGGTGATGCGCGCCGTCGAGACCAGGGCTGTTTCTCAATCATCCCGAACGATGCCATTCAGTTGCCAGATGGTCACTACATGGGTATGGGATTCCGCGTAAAGAATTGGGATGCTGACGCTTCCCAAGCCATGTGCCATACGCACTCGAACACCTGGTTCCATTCAACCGGTGAACACGCTGAGGTATGGAACTTCGCCTACGACGTAGAGAAGGGCGAAGGCACCGAAAAGGGACTTGGCTACCAGTGGTGGAACGAAGGCCGAGACCAGTACTTTCAAAACGCAACGTTCCTGATGGCTCCAAACGATGACAACGTTTACGTGTTCGGCACCCCTGAGGGCCGTCACTTCGGTCTAGCCAAGGCTGGCGTGTATCTACGTCGTTGCGATTGGCGGCACACCTGGGAGCGCTCGAAGTGGGAGTTCTGGGGCTACAAAGACGGCAAGTGGCAGTGGGGCCGCGATGTGTGGCCTACCAAGATCATTGAACCAACCATGCCGGGTTCTTCCATCGGTGAAATCAGTGCCCAATACTTGGGTGGCAAGGTGCGCCTGACATACATGGATGGCACCCTTGGTGCTGTATGTCGTACCGCCGATGCGCCCGATGCTGTGTGGTCTGATCCTGTAGTCATGATCGACGGCATCACCTCGATTACCAACTCGATGTATGCACCATCGCTGCACCCGTGGAATACGGACATGGCGAATGCTGCGTTCAACATCTCGTCGTGGCCACATGCTGGCGATAGCCACCTGGCCTACGGCACTTACACCTACACCGCGAACATCGAGCCAGCTGAACCACTAGCCCCAGCGAATGACGAACTGCGCTCTGTATCCACCCAGGACATGAACACCGGGGACTCGCTAAACTACCTGTCTCGCCTACTTCGAGATGCAGCAGAACGACTCACTAATCCCTGAGCACGGAAAACTAAACACTAAGGAGGTGACTTACCAGTGGGTAGACAATGGCCAATGAAAAGGGGTGCATACACCCTGACTTCGGGGTTTGGTCCCCGGTGGGGTGCCCAGCACTCAGGATTAGACTTTGGTGCCCCTGATGGCACTCCGTTCTACGCCTGCGCCGGTGGCACTGTGCAATACATTGGTGCCGCAACTGGATACGGGCAGTGGATCGTGATTGACCACCCTTCGAGTGAAGGTGGTGGCTGCACCGAGTACGGGCACATGTGGAATGCGTTTGCCACGGGCCTGAAAGTTGGTGACTGGGTAAACGCTGGTGATCTGATTGGCTACGTGGGTAGTAATGGCCAATCAACGGGCCCACACCTGCACCTGACGGTATGGCAGACAGGCTATGGTTCCGTCCGCATTGACCCAGAAGTGTGGCTGCAAAACGCACTACACCCCGGCGAGGCCACAACCGCCGCGGCTAAGACCGCTGGGAGCGCATCGACAATATTTGGTGTAGACGTGTCCGAGCACCAGGACGGCATGAGCCTGACACAGGCCGCGCGCGAAGGTATCGAGTTCGCCATCATCCGAACAACCGATGGCACCTACAAGGACCGCACCTACCGGTCCCACATGGCGGATGCGGAAAACGGTGGCCTGGTAACCGCTGCTTACCACTATCTGCGCAACCCTTCCGAGGGCACAACGATTCGCCAGCAAGTCGAAGCTTCCCTTGCAGTAATGGGGGACATGGTGCGCCCAATGTGGATCGACGTGGAAACACCGCGAGGACTACACGTTGACCACATCCGTGAGGCTAAACGAGAGTTTGAAGCCCGTGGTGTGCCTGTGGTGGGCGCATATTCGTATGTGCCTTATTGGGAAGGCCAAATCGCGCCGGGGGAGCCTGACAGCCACGAGTTCGGCGCGTTCTGGGTGGCTGCGTACGGCGCGAACCGCGCGGGTAAGCCTTCCGCAATCTACCCAGGGGACAACGCGCAGCAGTGGTCGTACCCGCTGGGCAATCAGAAACCCGCACTGTGGCAATTCGGATCTAACGCTGCCGTGGCTGGGTATTCGGTGGACATTAACGCCTATAAGGGCACTAAAGAGCAAATTCGGAACCTGTTCTATGGAGAGGAAGAACTAAGCATGTCCGACAAGCAAGAGATCATTGCCGCTATCCGCGAGGAAGGCGCAAAAACTCGCAAGTACATGGCGGATTACACCAAGGGGTTCAACGGGCCGATTGGCTCCGATGTGAAGGACATCCGTGAGCAATTGTTCGGTAAGGATTCCCGAGATAAGGGGCAGATCAACGGCTGGGCACAGTTGGGCAAAGACCAGTACGGCAACAACCTTTCCGCGATTGATGGTATTGCCGCATCTCGCCAAGACAATGCCCGCATCGAGTCGAAACTGGACGAACTACTCAAGAAGGAGAACGACTAATGGCTGCTCAACTTTCACCTGAAAACCGCAAGGTAATCTATTCCGTTTCCGGTTCGCTGCTGTCCCTTCTCGTCGTGTTCAACGTGATCACCGCGGATAGTATCGCCCAGTGGCAGGATGCCATCATGCTGCTCGCTGAGACCGCTGTGCCGTTCGTGGGCGCTCTCGGTAACTTCTATGCAGTCGCCAAGACTAAGCATGGTTCGGACGATCCTGTAACCCAGGATGATGTGGAGCGGGCGAAGGCTCAGGGCCGTAGCGAGGTCGAGCAGGAAATCGCGTTGCAGACTCCCGCCGTCGAAGAGGTCGAGCTGGTTGAGGTTCCACCTGTGCCGCAAGTACCCGCGGCGTATGACCCTAGTTTCCAGCTTGAGTCCTACAACTCTTCTGAGCCTGGCAAGCACGCGCGCCTGGCCCCGGAAGTCGATCTGCCGACGTTCCAGAAGCCTGGTGTGTGATCATGCCTATCGAGCATCTACCGGCACCGGTGCGCCCTGGTTTGCGTTCGTTCCGTGACCTGTGGTGGCGCTCGTTTGGGCCAATCATGGCGTTTATGTCCGTGACTGCGCTGGCATTCGGCCTGTCGTACTTCGGCATCTTCGGAACCTACAAGGCCCGTATCCATCCGATTGAGAATCTAACTGCGATCGAGTTTTGGGCCACCCTGTGGGTTATCGCCGGTGTTGCTGCTGGTGTGCTCGCGTTGTGGCCTAAGGGGACAACGCGCGGTTATCGTGCTGCCTCGTCGGTGGTGATCTTCTTGTACTTCACGATGTGCTCTATTTGGGCAGTCTCGTATTGGCTCGGTTTTATTCACGGCACGCTTGATCGAGGGATTGCAATGGCGGTGCTTTTCACCGTGCTGCCGTTCCTGATCCTGCATGATGCATACGAGACTTCCCGAGAGAACAAGGGAGTGGATAAGGAGAAGCTGCATGACGTGGCCCGACGAATTGCCGAATGATGTATGGGGATTCCTTACCGTCGCATTCGTCGTGCTCGTCGGCGGGGGTGGCACCTGGGCATGGGACAAGATCACCGGAAAGAAGAAAGACCAAGAGACAGATGAAGAAACGGCTAGTGCTTTGGATGCTGTAGTGGAATCGTTCATGAGCCAGATTGCTGGCATTAAGTCTGAGCTAAAGGATGTGCGCGCCGGAATGGCGATACTGGATTCCAAGTACACGCTGTCTCTGCGCACGATTCGTGCCTACCGTGCTGCCTACCCAGAGAGCGGGATCGACATACCAGTTGAGATTGTCGAGGACTTGTAG